TAGTATTTCACCATTCGAGGTATACGCAAGTTCACCATTAGCAAGACCTGTTGGTGCTGCGTTGGTAGTACTGCGTTTAATTTGAATTTTATTGGCCATTTTAGAATGAACCTCCGTCTAGGTTTAATTGTTCGACAACGTATGTGTCGTTTGCAGAATAATAAACTAGAGTAGAGTTGTTCGTTGGAGTTCCCTCTACCACATCTATCAATGAATCTAATCGTGAAGCAGTAACACCTGAAGCAGAAGTGACAGTAACAGCATCAGCCTGTGTAGAAGGTCTAATCGACCCACCAGTTGCAACAACTTTTATCTTAAGCGCACTAGTCATATTTAGTTATCTCGTAACCTCAGGGTTGATAGTAACAATGCCTTCGACGATTCTAGAAACCACATTGCCAGAGGAAACCAATTCTAAATCCCATACGTATCGACCACCAGTAATGTTTGCGCTTGTAGCAGCATTCATAGAAACAGTAATTATACCATTAGCATTACCAGTAACAGTAAATGAATTATAGGTTGTGGAGGTATAGTGCTTGCGCATCTGTGAACGACCAGTGTAGGTCGTTAGATTAATTGGAGTACCAGCATCATCTGCGACTTCAATCGTTGTTGAGAAGTCGGTTCCTTGGTCGATAAATAGATTTAGTTTGGTTGCCATTTATTTTCTCTCTGACAAAATTGCCAACATTAGCGATTTTAATTCGTTTACAGTTTGTTTTATCGTATTTATTTCATCTTCTAGATTATCGACTTTGCTGTTCTTTTCGCGTCGTTTTCGATACGCTTCCAATGCTTGTACATTAGTATTTAATACTGCACCAGAACTTGTATCTTTTACCAAGTCAGGCGAGTTTTCGATCTTAATATAGTTCTTCATTTTTGTAGTGCAATAACTCGCAAATCAGTAATTCTGGGTGGGTTGTATTCTTGACCCTCAATAGCGGTCAATACAATCTTAATGCTGTATTTCTTGAAGCGAACGAAATCTCCAGTAGCTGGAGCTGCAGCAGTATATGCAAAGTATCCTTCGCTGTTTTTGTATATTTCTGGAATCTTGAATTCGAACTCGCGGAAATCATTTAGGTTCTTAGGGTCTGAGTAAACACCCACTGGTGTTACTTGAGTCAATTCAATCCAAGGTAAACTATCAAAATCAGAAAAATCTTCAGCAGATTGAAATTTACCATATACTGTAACTCCTGTTGTTGCAGGTTTATATGCATCAACATAGACTTTAATATCTTCCGCATCCTGACCGTCAGCTAGACTAACAACACGCGAAACATACTTAGCAATCGCAGCGCCATCTCTACCAGTTTCACCTGTTGTATCATTGTTTACACGATTCGTAACTAGAACTAATTGGGAACCATCTAATCTAATAACAGGAGCAACATATTCATTCGCAGCAGTCATATATGCTTTCATCTGCAAAGAAGAATTAGCAGCAAGAATACTATCTTCATTACTGTAGCTCAATAAGAATCGAGACTTATCAGAAAGAATTTTTTCTTGTGCTTCATTAATATTAAAATATGCTGGATCTTCTGTATATGATGATCCTTCAGCATATGTACCACTCATTTCTAATGCAAGAGAAGCAGTTGGTTTGTTGTCAATATCTAATCTAGGAATAATGGCGTGGTACTCGTAATTTTGAATAGACTCTACAGTACCATCTAACAATGTAATGTACTGTGTAACACCATTTACTACTGTTTCTCGATATAGTTGAATTTCTTCGCCAACCGAGAAAGAATTTCCAGCACCTGTATTTACTAGCAGAACATATTTTTCGTTAGTATTATCTGATTGCAATCTGTACATATCCACAAACTTAGCTTTCTCAGCATAAGTATCATGAAACGCTCCGATCAAATCGCTTGTGTATGGAATCAAGTTTTGCATTCTGCTGACATCTTTGAGCACAATATATTCTAAGTTTTCTTTATTTCTTAGAGTGGCTATGCCTTGAGATGCAACATTGAATTTTGCTCTATAAAGAACAAACTTTACATCTTGATTCAATAGTTCTGTATATTCCGAATTAGATTCAGAATAAAATGCTTTGTCGTTTAGAGGATTACTGTTGACTATGCTATCAGTAATTAAATCTCTTTCGCCAATAGTTGCGCCCCAGACAGAAAAGTCAGAACCTGGAGTTTGAATGGCGAAACAATAACTTTTGGAAGCATCCAAAAATATTGGAACAGGAAATTCAAATGTAGTTGCTGTTGATCCATCCGTAGAAGTATCTACTAAATCTGCACTCAGAGAAACAGTGGAAAAAGGAACAACCGAGTTTCTGTCAGGAAGACCATCTTTCATTTCTAGCAAAAATACCTTTACACTAGAAGAACCTTTTTTCTTGAAGAATAGATCTAATTTAGTAGCATAGATGCCAGTTGCCTCTCCAGGACTCGCGACAAAAAACGCTTGTGCTAGAAATTTTAATGAATTGTTTGTAGCGGTTGGCATTTATAACTCCTTATCTTAACACTGGTCGGTCGGTGTCTGTAAATAATATAGCATCGGTGGGCACATAAGTAACACCACTGCCTACATCTGTAGAAATTTGAACTGGTTTTCCTGTAATCGGTGTAACTGCAATTTGAGTTGGCTCGCATGGCTTACATGGAACAAGTGAACCAGTATTGGTAAAGCTAATTGTTTTTACCGTAGAATCGCCGATCTGTGTGCCTGCATTGTTATGATATGTAGCAGTAACAGTTAATGTTGTATCAGCAGGATTGAGCCACTTGACACTTACAATTCTATCATTATTCAACTTACTTAAATTGGATTGAATAGAAGCAGTGCCGATAGTCGATGCTGTAAAATTAGTACCAGATAAAGAACTGCCTGATCTATTACCAGTAATATTTATTTTAACATATCCACCAGATATACGATTTGATGTCATGTAGGCACGGAAATCTAACGTAATATTTTTAACGACTTTAGCAGTTGAGCCATTTGACATATAATAATTATTATTATCGCCTGGAACATGATTGTAAATCGTTAGTTTTAATGGGTTAGTATTATCTTCGTATTTGGTAAGTTGAATAGGCTTGGTTACTTCCGAAACAGTTCCATCCACACCTGTAACTTTTAATTTAACATAAACAGTTTCAATAATAGTAGGATATGTAAATGTTATATCTTCTGGGTTTTGAACAGTAGAAGTAGCAACACTTGAATCAACACAACCTGTAGAACACTGAACAAATGTCCATTCCCACGCAGATGGAGATTCTAGCTCAGAACCTTCTGGAGCAACAACACCACGATTAGTTTTATCTAAGAAAGACAGCGTATGAGTTGCCCCATTCGTTACTAAAGAACCAACAACATCAAAATCAGCAACAAGTAAAGGTGTCTTTGGTGTTTGTGGTGGCTCGACTACTGGTGGTTGCGAAATATTCTCAACAAGAGCAACGATAAATGCGCCGATAGATCTAGAAGATCCTACTGCTGGCGCGACATCATTAGTTACTGCAATTATATGATTACCTAATGATAGATTTCCAGGAATTGTTACGATGGCATATAGGACACCATTAGAATCAGAATATAGTGCCTCGCCTTCGGAACCATCAACTATTACGTTTGATGGAATTGATTGTTGATTGTATACGATATCACCAGGAACAGAACTAGAAGAATAGTCAACATTATCAACACTAATATAGTGTTTCGTAAATGGTTTTAATCCTCTCGCTATCAGTTTAAGTGTTCTATTAGCTGGATAGATATAATTGTTTTGATATGTGTTTTTATCATCAGCACTTAGTGTCTTAGGATAAGCGATAGATTGTTCTACATCAGAAAACTTATCTTTATCTAATTCAACAGAACCATTTTTGTATCTGTCATCTGGGTCGATTAAAATTTCTCTAGTAGAATAATCTTGAGAAACAAACTTAGTATTAGCATCGTATCCTACTGTAATAAAATTCTTGCTATAAGAAATATTATTAGCGGTGTCGCGAATTATTGTTGTTGATCCAGCATTAGAATTATTCAATTCAAGCTCGACTGTTTCTAAAGAAACAGGTGGTCTGCCGACGCCAACACTCTCGTCGATTACAATGGTATGCTCATAATCTTCTGACCTTGCCAGACTGTGATCGTTAAATGGATCTACGAAGAAACCATTTTTGAAACGATCTACGCCATTGTCATCAGGAATATTTAACTGAGTAGCTTTTTGTTCTAAGCGAGTCAAAGTTGTAAAATACTCTAAAGACGATACACGCTGCTCGATAGCACCAATATCTTTCATTCTATAACGCTTATTAGAAATAGGAGAAATATTCATTGTGTATGGAGCATTAATAACATACTGCGATTCAGCCACAGTCAATGATGGATATGGCGGAATGTATGTCGTCGCAATTACCATTTGATCATCAGACTCTGCAACAGGTGATTTTGGTTGTATGGAAGGATCTCCTTCAACAACTTCAAATCCACCTTTTGATGTCAATACAACTGCATCTCTTCGTGGTAAATAATAAGTTAAATTACATTCAAAGTTTTGACCAGGATATGGATTGTAATCTGTGGTAGCAGAATTAAATATTGTTCCTGGTGGCGGATTCGCAGTCGTAGCAGAAGCATTAGAAGTTAGATTTGCAGTATTGGCTCTGTATGGACGGAAGTCAATAGAATCGCGCAGATCAAAACGTCGATCTCTCGTAGCAGAGTAATAAGAAGGAATTTCCCAAGTTCTTACATACTGCGAAGTATTCGCACCGATAGCATCATTTACACTATAAGATTCGACTGAGAAGAAGCCTTTACCTAGCGAAGCATTAGCTGCGAAGCAATCAAAGTCAACAATCAAATATGAGTTCGATACATTCGCAGAAGATTTTGGATATACGACAGCATGGTCATAATGAGTATCACGCTGACCGAAATCATAGGTAAAGTATTTTTTCAAATCTGAAAAAGCTTGTGGCGTGTCTGAAGTCAAATCTGATGTTTTTCTAATTGCGTTAATTTTGAAAACATCTGGAACGCCAAGATTAAATCCATAAGGATGAACAATCTCGTAAGTATTAGCTGATAGATTTGTAGTAAACACAGTATCAACTACCAACGAAGAAGCCGAGGCAATTGAAACAATTTTTCTTGTTTGGCCATTAGCTTTGATATAATTTCCTTGCTTAAAATCAGTATCAAAAGTAGTACCAGAAGCACCAGTCACTGTTGTTGTTCCCGATGTGCTAATTGTACCAGTTAAAGATCCATTATAGAAGCGAACCAATTGATTACGTTTAACTTCTTTAGCTATTGGTCGAGCATTAGATTTTCTAGTATATGCATTGATTTTAATTTCTGTTGCATTAGGAGTGGTAAAGTTTGCATTAAAATTAACAGTTAAACTTTGCAATGTTGGATTTAGTGTTATTGTTCTTTTACTTGTAGACAAACTAATAATAGAACCTTTCTCATGAAAACGAGCATAGCTATTAGCTACCAATGAAATAGAACCATTTACTGTCATTGATATATTATTGGCGATACTGACTACACGTCGTGGGTTTGTAAATCCAGCACCAGCATCAAATACAATCGTTTCACCGACAACAAAGTCTGATAAAAATGTTGTTCCGTTGGTGCCCGTTAATACATTTGTAGCACTTGCGGTAACATTACCAGTAAGGTTGGCAGTGGTTAAAGTATTACCAGTAAGAATAATATCAATTTTATCTTCAGAAAAATCAGTATTATCTGAGAAGCCAAAGAATGAACCACCATCAGTTAAACTGATTGTTGTAGTACCAGTATTAGCAAGAGAAGCATTACTAAAAGAATTATAATAAAATTCAGTATCAGAATCGTTGTTTTGATTTCTAAGATTTTTAACAGCACGATTTGTTAAACCGAATACAAGAGCTGTATAGTCGGTGGCTTCTAATCTAGGATCAGAATATCCATCAATTGTTAAGTCTAAAGTTAAACCTGACCCTGTTCCGCCAGTTACAGCAGACGCAGATATACTCGGATTGGCTGTGTATGTTCCGCCCTGAACTAAAGATACAGAACTTACATTACCTAATGCGTTATCTACACCAAGACGTACTGTTGCTGACTGCCCTAGACCGCCATTAATCGTAACAATGTCACCATTTGTATAATTGCCGCCATTGGCAGAAATAGCAACACCATAAACAGAATTAGCAATCTGCGAAACTGCAATGTCAGCAAATGCGTTAGCAGTAGCACCTTGATAAACAATAGAACGAACTTTATTAAAATTCTGATTTTCGTTCATCTTAACATTAAACAAATACATTTTGTATTGTGCTGTTGGTGCACCTTTTTCTGCGCTGTCAGCATTATAAACTAGATTGCGAATATTAGCAGTACCGATTACACCTATACTACCAGTAGCAGAACTTGCTGAATTCTTACTGGCACTGATTGCATTTTGGAAAGAACCATATAGATTTACATCCACTGATTGATCAGCTGGGAAATATCCACGAAGCTCTTCGACTGTAACATAACTACCATAATTCATTGAAACAATTTGTTGTGTCGGTGATTCAGTATCAACGCCACGACGAGAAGTTAGTAGCTGATTTGATTTGAAATCAATAGAATTACCGCGAACATATGCTTTACCAGAACCAATGTCATAATAGAATTCTTGAGTATTTGCTGATGGCTTCGAGCTAATAGTAAAATCTTTTACAGTATAATGACCTGATTCGTCATAAGTACGTTGCGCTATTTCTTGTCCGAGCGCACCACCTATGACTGTATTATTCCATCTCAATAGATTATTTTGACCAAACTCAGCAACTGCAAAGAAGATTTCGTTATTCGGTAAAGAATCTTTACTATAAGAAACGAATTGCGTATCTAGCTTTAGACGATGCGCGCCTGGAGCTGCATCATTTGTCAAGTCAGCAGAATTATCGTATAAAGAAGAATCAGCAAATTCATCAACTACGGTTTCCGTAGTCTCCATACCAATTACAATACCATTTGCTGCAGCGACGCCACCTTCTGATGGGTTTAGAATTAAGGTTTGATTAGAGGTTTTAACAAAAAAACCGCTTTGATACACAACACCTTCAGAAATATTAATCGCATAAGCATTACCAACTGCAGTATAACGCTCATCAACTGGTGTGGTTAAGACTGTTGTGCTTGCAAGTAAATTGCTAAAATCTAAATTAATAGCAGATACCACAGCTGTTGTAGTTGTGTCTGCTAGCGATTCGATTGTCTCGCCGACAACGAAATCTTTTCTAATGTTGGTAATGGTAATTGTTTTTGTTGTTGAATCAACAATTTCTGTAATTAGACCGCGTGCATCAGAAGTCTGACCACGAACCCTAGTGTTTAGAGCAAATCCTGTTACATTATCAACAGTAAGTATGGTTGTTCCGAGGAATGATTTATCCTCGTTGTATATTCTGACAGTTTCTCCTTCTTGAAACTTATTCGCGCCATTTGTACCTGTCGCGGTATAATTAACAAATAACTTAGAAGGAGACGAAGTAGAAGAAACACCATCTTGACCTTTTAATATTCTAGCCTGTACGCCAGAAGTAACACCATAAAGAATAGCACCATTGAAAGATGTATTTGCTGCGGTAAAAGTAGAGTTAGAATCTGGAATAGCAACATAAGCAGCATCTGGCATAACTGTCGGAGCACAGCCTTTAAGCAGACTACCTTGTTTGAATACACTATCACCAAAGCGTTCAATTTGATTTTGTAGAATACTTTGAAGTTGGGTTAGTTCCCTAGCTTGAACTGGAAATGATGGTCTAAACAATACTCGATGAAATTTCTTATTTTCATCAAAGTCGTCATAGTATGGTGCCGACGCTAGAGTTGTATTTGCAATATCAGCTGACATTAATTCGCTCCGTTAGAATTTTATTACTAGTTTAACTTGTTCTTTATTTGAAGTAGAACGAGAAACTTCTTGAATATTTTGAATGTATAAGACATCACCAGAATAGATAGCTAGGTTTGCAACAGTATTTCCGCTAGACGAAGTTCTTTGCGCTCCATTAGCACCCTGTAGAACTTCACCAGACTGAAACGCGCCACTAATTCCAGTCAATAACATAACTGATGAGTTGGCAAATGCGTATCTACCAGAAGCAGAAGAAACACTTCCTGTTACCACTTCGCCATTCGCATAAGATCCTGTTCCAGAACCTGTTATATTTATAGTGCATATTTGATTAAATGTATTTGTAGTGTATAAAGATCCATTAGCATACGTTGGACTCTTTAACAAACCAATAGTTCTATAGGTTACATTAGTGTTAAATAGTGTTTCGCCATAGTCATCAAATAAACAATGCACGCCAAGCGCATCCACGTATAGCTCGTCATGAACGTTGCTACCATGTCCGTCATCTGGTGAGATAATGGCACGCACCACAGCGCCAGATCCTAGACCAGTTCCAGCAGTGACTGTTACAGTCGCGTCTTTATATCCAGTACCATATGAAGTCATGTTAATTTTGTCAATAGAACCAGAAACCGAGTCCATATCTGCGTACGCAAGAGCACCCGAACCAGTTCTAGAAGAAATAGTCAATCTTGGACCAACAGAATATGTACAGGTGTTTGACAAAAAGCCAGAAGGAAATGCGCTAGAAACTGTAATTCCAAACGTCGAGTTCGAAGCAGAAATAGCTCTAGTGAACGTATTACCGCTTGGATTGATAACAGTAATGGCGCTGCTTGCATAATAATTTGTGGTTGTGTTAGCAGTATTTTCTATCAATAATTGCGTGGTACTGCCAACTGTAGTAATAGTACCAGTATGATTTGGATATTTTGCACCAGCAGAAACTGGCTCTAAATGAAATATAGCTCCATTGATGGCAGCATTTGCTACTACCGCATTTTCAGTCACTGGAATATAATCGTTAGTAACATAACGCGAATAGTCTGCCTGCGAAATTGTGTATAGATATAGCCACTTGTAACCATCTGCTGTTTCGAATGGTGTTCCGATATAAGTCGCGCTCTTTGTAGGTTTTACAGTAGAGTTCGCGCCACCAGCATTAGAGATGCATTTGAACACTTGTCGGGTGTCAGTAACAACAAAGAAATTCTCATCTTTTAATTCGACAGTATCGTCATATTGCGTATACGCAGTTCCGCTAGTCCACACGTATTTTTTAGTCATTTTCTTAAATGTAGGCTTTTTACCAAACATCATTTCATTCCATACATTATAAAATGAGCTTGTTTCTGATTCTACTTCAGCAGCAACGTCACTAGTTGGATATTCGCTTTGCTTAGCAACAAACACATAATAACTGCTTTCGTCTTGGAACGAGACATTAATAGTTAATCCAACACCATTACCAGTCGTGTTTGTTGTTGATATGTTGTTAGCAGGAACATTAGTATTATAAACACCTGCGTTCGTTAAAGAAACAGCAGTAACATTTCCTTGTGAATTAGCCGTAACAGTAAATGTAGTTCCGCCAAAAATACTAACTTGATTAGTGTTAGTATATCCACTTCCAGCATTGGCGATGGTTAGCGCAGAAACTTTTTTATTGTCGATAGAATTAATAAATTCGTCGATCGCATTTCTTTTGAATTTAGATAATAGCTTACTCATTTACTTACCTTATGGGGTTGTGTTTAGCACCGTTTCAATAACGGTATCAAAAATTGTATCTACGTCCACAGTTGTTACATAAGCAGTGGCTGACGAAGTATTTATAGCGGTTGTTGTAGATCTTATGGTTTCATAAGCTGTTGAAATCGCTGTTATGTACTGCGTAGCATTTAACACAGTTCCTGTTTGGTTAAACACGGTATCTGTATAGAACTTAGTATTAATAGTTGTATCTTGAGTTACTGTCGTATTCGTATCTGTAGATAATTTTGTTTCTAGAGAAGTGTCATATTCAGTTAAAACTGTCGTAGAGGTCTGTTTAATAACAGTTGAAGTTACAAGATTAGTCTCAAGAGCAGAATTTGTGTATGTCGCTGTTCTATATGTTGTATCTTTTTCATACTCGGTTGTTGTATTTGTAGAACTCGAAGTACCTATTTCTGTTAATATAGAAGTAGAATACTTTGTTGCTAAGGTTGTAGCCTTAAATGTATCTGTTGCTATCTTGGTATCTTTGTCAGTCGCATAAGAAGTTGCAACTGTAGTTAATGCTTCGCCAGTAAGAAAATATGTTAAAATTTCAGTTGGACGTGAAGTCGCAAACTTAGTAATGATGTCAGTGCTTTTATTTGTTAGTGTGGTAACATTTGTAGTAACATCAGTATCTAATGTAGTATCAAACGAAATCTCTTGAAATTTGGTATTATAGAAAGTTGTAAATTTGGTTTCTGCGCTGGTTTCATAAACAGTATTAATTGTAGTTAATACATTTGTCATAAACGTTGTAGCAGCGAACTTCTTTGTATCAATTGTAGTATCTTTTGACGTAGCATACGCAGTTGTGGTTGCAACTTTAGTAGCATATGCTGTTAAATACACAGTCGTTGTTTTAATTTCTGTTCCAGCAAAGAAAGACGTCGTCGTAGCAGTAGATGGCAACGTACCAGTTGTTATATTGGTTGTTTTAAGTGTATCTGTATTAAACTTCGTTGTCGTTGATTGTTTAGTATCATATGACGTGTTGAACGTTGTATTAAACGTAGTAAGCGTATTATACACAGTAGAAGTTGATAAAGATGTTTCTTTTGTACTACCACCACTGGTGTCGTATATTGTTGCAAATGTGGTTGCTATAAACGTGGTGGCTGTGTCTTTTGACGTAGCAACTTTTGTTGTTTCAGATACAGTGCTTACTTTACTACATCTCCAAATCCATTCGCCTTCAATTTCTTCATTAGAAAATTCGCAATCGCCACCGAGCGATGGATTTCTAATATCAAATCCAAACGAAGCAGCGTCCACTTCAGCAGCATTTTTATTTACAAATCCTGAGCCATATCCACTTGTAGTAATCTCAGTATCTGCAGTCTTATTTGTATCAAACGTCGTTGTTGTAATAAAATTGGTATTGCGCGAAGTTTGATATGTCGTAGGTGTAGCAAACAACAATGTTGAATATGTCGTAGAAGTCAAAAGAGCCGTATTGGTCAAATAATTAGTCGAAGCTGTGGTTGACTTATTAGTTTGAAAAGCTGTATCTGTTGATTTACTAGTCTGGGTACTCGCGACTGCTTCACCAACATAAGTGGTGTCTGTGAGTACTGTTGTACTAATATCAGTATCAAACGCAGTTGCTGTCGTAATTAATGTATTATACGTTGTAGTCGTAGTTGTAGATGTCGCTGTATTGTAAGTGGTATTCTTAGAAGTATCGCGCTTCGTTATAAAAGTAGTATCAAAAGCAGCAGTCGTTAAATACTCTGTAGCAAATGCAGTTGCTTTCGCAGTTTCTGTAAATGCGCTAGTCGTAATACCAGTAGAGGTAGTCAAGAAAGTAGACGTAGAAGTTAGATATAAAGTTTCTATGTAATCAATTAATGCTTCTAAAGTAGTTCCTCTAGAAACAGCTATTTCTTGAACTAAAGTCCTGCCGAACTTTTCCATGCCCGCAGGATGCCACAAGTCGCGTAAAATACCAGAATATCTTTCAAAGGCAGTTAATGCTTGAACTTCGTATGAATATTCCTGATAGTAATAATTGTCATGAATGTATTTGTCAGAACTTAAGAATCCTCTTGTATTCTTGAAAAACCCATCAGCCACACCATGACCAGCAAAACTAATAGTTCCTGCTGCATCACGAGAAGAATCTACAGTGCTGACGAGTGTTACTGACGAACCATCAATATAACCAACTCCAGAATTGTATAGTTTAACAGCAGAAACTCCATCAGAATCAGTTAATCCTGTTACCACAACTTGTCCAGATATTCCGTCGCCGACGACATTTAATACTTCGCCCAAAGAAAATCCAGAGTCAGAACTAGTCATAGAAATTTGGTTTAAGGATCCTTTAATTCTAGGACTTTGTAACACGTCAATATCAAGAGCATCTATAATATCGTCATTAATAATTTCTTCAGAGGGCACGAATGTACCTTTTATATTAGAAATATAAAGTATCTCATACAGATTACCGCTGATAGAATATGTTTTGTAGTCGTCTACAAAAGCCGTCGCACCAGAAACTCGACCAGTGATTGTTTTTCCAATGTATTGTTTTGTGTTTAGATTATATTCTAATTCCAGATATTTCGGAACAAACCACTGACCATCTGACGCGCGAAGAATATCGCCGCCAGGAATATACACATTGATGTCTTCATTAAATAGAATTCTAAAAAGAAGTTCTAAACCACGAGCAGTACCCTTCGAAGAATACACTTCTTTGATATGTTTTTGCAATAATCGTTTATCTGCAGCGATATCTTTTGGAATACCGTGCATATATTTTTTTCTGAATTCATCTACGAATCTGTCTAGAGTAGTATCAATATCACGATATTCTGGAAGTCGACGAGAATCATAAGCAACATTATTAGTTTGTTCTAACCATTCAAAGTATGTTTTTACAAATGTAACGAACGTCGCTCCTTCGTCACGATAGATAGAAGGAAATTGTTGTTCGATTAATGGAGAAATTAATTTCTCAATATCTTTCATTAGATTCTAATTCCAGTCATAGTAACAGTAATATCTTCTGGATCGATGAGAAGGATTTTATTAGTTAAAGTATCTATATCTGCGTTTTCTGTTCTTGCATAAATCTTAATCGCATCAGTAGTATACGAATCAACAATTAAGTTGTTAATAGAAATCAATCCTGTATTATAATCAACAGTACCAACATTATTATTCAATACAGTTGTTATATTATTTACTAGAGCATAAACATACAAAGTTCCTGTTCCATTATCTTGAATGTAAGCGGTATACCCGTCATACACAAATGGCGTGGACTCAACAATGGCTTCGTGTCCTACTGGAAGAACATATCTAACATTTTCATTATACAATTCATTCTCAAAACTCCATCTTTCTGAATAACTTACGCCAGGACTTGGTGTGATTCTTTTGCTAATTCTAACTTGTGTGTCATTAGAAATAATCGAAACATCAGCAGCATCGATAGCAGAAGAAAGTTTAGAAAATCTTAGATCTGAACCAAAATCAGAAAGATAACTGGTATTAAACGAAGTAATTGCAGTAACAACATTCGATGCTAACTGAGAAGAAGTTTTCGTGGTTTGATTTATGTTGTACTTAACACGAGAAGAAATATCAAGATACAGATACTCTGGATTTACAATTAATGGTTCTACTGATAGCGATGTTTTATCAGATAGAAAATCAACTATCTCATTCTTTAGAGAATCTGATAATACCTCTGATCCTATTGGTTTTGCAGAAATAACAATCTTACCATAGCGTTTTGGCGTGGCTTCTTCTCCGCCATACGCGACTACAGTTTCAATCGAAGGAAAATTGGCTTTGATCAATGACACTGTATCTTCCGAAGTAATAGCGCGATTTTGATTAGTAAATCCACGAATCGCATTATAACGAATAGAATTATTATCTTCAGCGTATGCTCCACCATAAGAAGAACCAGAATACACTAACGAAAATGTACTAGCTGGGAAAATATCTACAGATTCTACCGTAGAAAATGTCGAGGTGTAATTAGCATCTACGCCATTAGTTTCCAAATAGCTTACAAGTAATATGTTTCCTGGTGTTAGTTGTTTACCGACTACACCATTACCAAATGTAATCGAATACTGAAAATCTCTATAACCTTGTATAAAGAATACTTCGCTGTTTGCATTTAGATTAAATAATTCTTCGCTTCTACTCCATGGTGTAAATACTGCTTCTGTTGACGATTTTTGAACTGTTACAGAAACTGTGCTAATATCAACATTACTAGAATTGATTACAAACTGCGCGTTGGCAGAAGATACTAAGAATGCTTCTGT